TACATAGCCCACGGATGGGCACCTGGCCTGCAGATCGGCCCCCCGCCAACTGGTCCCGCACGGGATGCAACAAGAGGGGGCAACACGGATGTGACCCGCCCGCAAGGCAATCCATCCGAACTCTTGCGACTGAGGGGTGGGAACTGGTGACTCCGCCTGCCCCGGGCTACAGCCAACCGCAAGCGCCGTGTCTGGGAGAAATGGATACAACGGCGTTAAACAATCAGCATCCAGTCGCTGCCGCTGAAAGCGCGGTTTACGCGATTGACTTCCGGCATTTTTGCTGGGAGTCACTGCGCTTCTGCACGGTTTACGTTTGACTGGGGCATGATCGCCTGTACACTCCCCCGCACCACAAGGAGGTGGAAGGCTTGAAGGAGTGTGATTACTGAGGCAACGAAGTTATGCAACGGTCCTTTGTGCAGAGGCGTTGAAAGGCCGCTGTCGGACTTCAACAAGCACGCTGGAACAGGCGACCGCCGGCAGACATGGTGCCGGGAATGCGCACGCCACAGCTCTAGGGTCTGGCGAGGAGAAAACACATCAATCAGCTTGCTTAATCTTTGCAAGCAACGCGCAAAGAAAAAGGGGATCGAATTTTCCCTGACTTTTGACTGGGCTGAAGAAAGACTTCTGCGTGGCGTGTGCGAGATGACAGGAATTGCCTTTGTGTTTGGAACATCTCGCCACGCATTCTTGCCATCAATTGATCGCATTGACAGCAGCAAGGGTTACACGCCAGACAACTGCCGAGTTGTTCTTTTGATAATCAACCAGGCCAAGAACGACATCTCCGAAGATGACTTCCAGGCCGCACTTCGCCAAGTAGCGGAGGCCATGCTTGAACGCTGCTGAACGCTCCGCCCTGCTGGAATGGGTGGCCGAGCACCGCTGTTGCTCAGTCTGCTGGTGGCCCGAGTCTGATGGTCGCCGCCGGCTTGAGGTTCACCACATCGTTGGTGGCGCAGGCCGCAAGCATGACATCAGGAATTACTTGAGACTCTGCGACCGTGACCATCACACATTTCACAGCGGAAACACTTTGCATGTTGACCTGTCCAAAGGTATACTACTAGGTGTCAAGCAGGAGTGTGATCCGGATAACTACGATCCGGAATACCTCGCCTCGCTGCGACACAAGAAGCATCTGGGCTATGACCCCGAGCCTCTGCCGGATTACTACCTCAAGGAAAGAGAACGTAACACGGGATCATGGACGAGTCGCAGCCCATAGCACACGTACTCCGCGTCATCCGGCATGACACCCTGCAGCTGCGGGCCTGGTGCCCGCTGACGCAAACCAGGGTGACCCTGTACATGGTTCCCTGTGGCATCTGGTGTTTGGACGATGCCAAGGAACACATCATCGACTGGTGCGAATTACATTCCGATGCCGAGAGGCTGAAGCTCGTCACCTACGATCACATGCGTGACGAGTACGGCCGGCTCATGGGCGACCTGGCCGACATTCAGTCGGGCGAAACCCTGACTGCCTACCTCCTGAGCGTTGGCGTGGCCAAGCCCAGGCCGCACCACATCCTGGAGATGCTGGGAGTTCTCCTCTCTTCAACGGAGGTCGAAGATGCTGGCGGGTGACCAGACAAAGACGAACAGCTACACCATCAGTTGGTGGTGGGAGTCCGAGACTGAGGGGCGGGATCGCCAACTAGGAAATCCGGTCGCCTCATGGATCGGCCAGAACGTGCGGGTCTTAGATAAGAAACGCTCCCCCGAGGTGGTGAAGCTCATCGTAGAGCAGTTCCCATACCTCATGGAGGTTGAGGCCCGGCACGCCCAGCATCAGCATGCGAAGTGGAAGAAATAATGGGCGACTTTTCTTACGGAACCGCCGCGCTAATCCTCCTGGTCTACATCGTTGTGGACATGCTGTACGCCTACTACATCATCTGCGTTGAGAAGCGTGACCCGTGGCGATCAGCCATTGTGTCCTCGGTCCTCTACTCCCTCCTGGCCTTTGGGGTTGTCTCTTACTCCAAGAACATCCTGTACCTATTCCCCCTTGCCACGGGTGCGTTCATCGGAACCTTCATCACCGTGTCTTGGAAGAAGGGTGACAAGTGAACAGCCGAGCCAAAGGCGCTAGAGCCGAGCGGGAGATGGCCAAGGAATGGGTCCGCGTCTTCGGCGGGCAGGCTAGGCGAGGCCAGCAGTTTGCCGGTGGGACCGACAGCCCAGATGTCATTTCCTCCCATGAAAACCTACACCTGGAAGTCAAGCGAGTCGAAGCAGGCAATCCCTATGTGTGGATGGATCAGGCCGTGCGGGACGCCGGGGACAAAGTCCCTGTTGTCCTTCACCGCCGGAACGGTAGGGACTGGCTGCTTATTGTGAGGCTGGTAGATGGCCCCAGACTGGCGCAAGAGATTGGTGCGAAGGCTGAAGAAGTGGGCGGATGCCCGGTTCCCGGTCCTGTTCTCAATCCGGGTGTACCTCCGACCATCGAACAAGATGGACGGGATGCTGGGCTACTGGCTGTTCAACGGCGAGGACGAACGAGGGATCATCGCCCTGCTGAATACCCAGGATAAAGAGACTCTGATCGATTCGTTTGTTGAGGAGTGGGCACATGCAAGATGTAACTACCTACTGGACATGGAAGACAACGATGAAGACCCACACCATCACCCCAGCTTCTGGAGCGAGTACGGACGAATCCAGCGAGCGGCAAGAGAAGTTACTTGGTGAGCTGACCAGCCTGCTGCGAGACGATCCCTACTGGGGTATCTGCATCCGGCTCTGGCGGCTGCTGACCCGGAAGCGTGGTTACTACGGGTGCAAGCAAAGCCCCTTGGAAAACGCCCTCGGCGTGGCGGAGGACGGGATTACCCCGTGGAAATATCAGGTCGCCAGAATCGGGGAGAAGTGCCGCAGGCTCAGAGGATCACTGCGGACAATAGACATTAGAGAGACGTTGATGGACATCGCCGGCCACGCTGTTGTGGCGGTGGCTTGCTTGGACCATGAGGTAGAAAATGAATCTCAAGATTCTTCAGTGGCTTCTCGCTCACCGTGACCTTCTCACCAAGGTCTTGGAAGTAGTCAAGGCATACAACAAGGACCTGCCCGTCCTTGCCAAGTGGGAGATCGTAGACAAGGTCGCCCGGTTGATCATGCCTGTCCTGTCAGAGTCGGAACTGCGCGCCCTGCAGGCTATTGACTGGGACGAGGACACCGAGGTCGGTGCCTTCGCCTTGGGGGCTGAGTATTCAATGCTTGGCCTGGACTGGAACTTCGTCCTCACCAGCCTGATCCCGATACTGCGGCTGATTCTCCTGGCACTTGAGACGCTCTCGCCCGATGAGTGACTTCGTCCACCTCCCGCCCTACCGTGTTGAGTTTGGCAACATCCCGTTGTCGGACAAGGACGGTGTGGACTGGGGGGTTGAGAGTTACAACATCCCGAGCCTTTGGAAACAAACCAAGGGCGACGGGGTGACTGTGGCGGTGATCGACACCGGCATCTCCAAGCATTCCGCCTTGGTCGATGCAGTGGTGGACTACCGGAACTTCTCAAGCGACACATCGTTTGAGGACACGGTCGGTCACGGTACGCATGTGGCCGGGATCATCGGCGCCCGCAGGGGGTTGGCTAAGGGCATCGCACCAGAAGCCAAGCTCCTCTCGCTCAAGGTCCTTGGTCATAGTGGCATGGGCAGCAACGAGGCAGTAGCCAATGCTGTGCTCCATGCAGCGGAACAGCGTTGCGACATTGCTTGCATGTCGCTGGGTTCGCCAACGCCTGACAGCAGGCTCCATGAGGCCATCAAGCTGGCTTGCCGAGAGGGGGTGATCGTTGTCTGTGCAGCAGGGAATGACGGCGGCAAGGTTAACTACCCGGCCGCGTTCCCCGAGACAGTTGGTGTCGGTGCCGTAGATCGCATGGGTGCGGCGTGCGAGTTCTCCAGCCGCGGCAAGGAGATTGTGGTTGCGGCGCCGGGCTGCGACATCACATCCACATGGCTGGCCGATGGCTACGCCACGGTGTCAGGCACAAGCATGGCTGCCCCGTTCGTCGCAGGGACTCTTGCCCTGTACGTGTCAGCCGCCAAGAAGGACGGCAAGAAGATTGACCAGCCCGCCGTACTGAAGGCACTGAGTCAGACATGCAAGGACGCTGGTGACACTGGCAGGGACAGCATCTACGGCTGGGGCCTGCTGGACCCGCACAACCTAATCAACTACTCCGTGGCCCAGTCGGTAGGCGGAGTAACCATCTTCATTCCTGGAGCCAAGATTCTATGACACCCTTTCAGATCATCGCCCTCTCCATCCTTGCCATTGTTCTTGTGGTGCAGTTCGTTCTTCCCAACGTGAAGTTGCCGAAGCGAACCAACACCATGCAGAGCATTGAGGCAGTGATGGCCATCAAGGAATCATCCAACAACCCCCAGGTGGTGGAAGCATGCAGCCAACTGCTCAAAGCCCTACTCGGCTAATCCCGCTCGCGCTTGCAGCCGCGTTGGTTGCAGCGTCCTTTGTCAGTTCCCCGCGGCCAGCCGCCACTGGTCCCGTCGCTGTCGCCCTCCAGTCGGCCTCCTCCTCCGACCGGGCGAAACTCGCCAGCATCTTTGGTGCGCTGGCTGATGTCATCAGCCGGGACCAAGGCCAGCTGATCACTACCACAGCAGCCTGGCGCAGCATCTATGCCGATGCGCTGCGGCTGGCCGCGGGTGGAACCGACCTGCCCAAGAAATACCCCGGCCTTGATGTGGCTGTGGACAAGGTCTTGTCCGAGCATTACTCGCTGGACAACCTGCCCATCGACAAGGACATGGCGGTGAAGATCGCCGCCGGCATGGCCGCAGTGGAGCGTCAGTGTGAGTGAACTAGACACACCATATTCGCTGCTGAAGGCATATGACGATGGCCTCACTGGCTACATCATGGACATGCGTGCCAAGCATGAGTTCCTTGATGGCCAGAAGTATCAGTTCTTCAACGAACCGAACATCAAAGGCTCTGGCATTGGTAAGCGTGCGCTGCTCTGGCAGTACGCCAAGAAGCTGGACTCCCGCTGCTTCACCGAGAGGCAAACGACAGGCGACTGTGTTTCGCATGGTAGTCGAAACGCTCGGGACATTAGCCGAGCGGTGGAAATCCTGGTGAAGAAGGAACCCGAAGACTGGTTCCGCATGGGTGCGACCGAGCCAACCTACGGTGCGCGTGGTCATGGCGGTGAGGGCATGTCCCCTGCCCGTGCGTCGCAGTTTGAGCGTGACTTTGGATTCCTCGCACGCACCAAGTACGACGGCGTCGTTGACCTGACGAACTACAACTCGTCCATCGGGTCACGCTGGGGGTCTGGTGGCGTGCCAGAGAACGTCAAGGAACTCTGCAAGAAGAACAAGGTCGGCGTGATCGCCAGCGTCAAGACGCAGGCCGACCTGATGGACGCCATGTTCAATGGCTACGCCGCACACTCAGGCCAGTACGCCGCATGGAATGCAACGTCAAACGACAAGGGCATCCATGGCCGGGCAGTAGGTGGCTGGAACCATGACATGGCGCTGGTGGGATATGACGATTCCAAGGAGTTCTTTCCCTTCCGCGTGTGGATGATCCAGAACTCTTGGGGTCCGTGGAATCAGAAGCCCAAGGCTTGGCCCAAGGAATACGGCGAGTGGGTGCCGGGCATGATCCTCACCTCGGCCGATGACTTCGATGTGTGCGTGGACAGTGCTGACTGCTGGACCTACGGGTCTATCGAAGGCTACCCGCCGCAGCGTCTGCCTGATTACGGAACCATAGGGCTACTGAACCATGGTTAAAACCCTGCTCATTCTCCTCGGACTTGCAGCCCCGGATTATTCTGCGGCCGTTGCAGTCAACGCTTCGTACACCCTGCACACCCAGGCCGTGCCCGTACCCGAGAAGTGCTGTGGCCTGTGCAAGAACGGCAAGATCGTCCACGGCGACGGGCATGTGACCGACTGTTCCTGCCCGCCGGGCTGCAAGTGCAAGGCCAAGTCTGTCCTCATCATCAACCCCGCTGCGGAGTGCAAAGACTGCAAGCCACGGAAGTAGCGGACCTCTGCCTGCGTGAGTCAGGCGCACGGGGAATCAGTGCCCACTCTAGGGAAGTCGCCCTTGTCGGCCTGCTTGTAGTCCCTGATGGTGCCATCTCCATGCGCACCTACCGCCGCAGGATGAAGGAGACATACCTGCGGATGCACCCTGAGTGCGGGTCATTCTTCGTCTTGTTTGTGCTGCCTGTACTGATCTCACTGGTGAGCAACTGGATCGCCAAATGGATTATGAACCGGAAGGATATGAAGACGATCAAGAGCCAGGCTTTCGACGCCTTAACCGCGTCATCGCCAAGTGCAATGGAGAGACTCACATCTACTCCTATTTCCCCGAGCGAACCGAAGAATGTGTAGGCATGGTCAAGCTGCACGTTGAGGAAGGGCAGCTTCACCCCTATGCGGGGATCATGCTAGTCAAGATGGTGAGGGAGGTTGCGCATGACGATTGATGTAGAGGTATGGATGATCGCCCTGACGGCCGCTTGTGCGGTTGCACCATGGGCTTTCTCAATCCATGCCAAGGTGGCTGTGATTGCCAGCAGCGTGGAGTCCCTTCCCGAGATTGTGGAAGAACTAAGACGAGCGTTGCTTGAGCATGAACACCGACTGGATGAACATGCAAAAGAGATTACGGCTCTCAAAGAAAAGACAAGAATTAGCGGCTGAGTACGTTCCCCTTGCCAAGATGCTGGCAAGGTTCTTCGTTCAGAACCGCCCGCCGTGGCAGAAGTCAGTGCTGCTCCCAGACCTGGAAGGGGAAGGGTTCCTCGCCCTCACCAAGGCAGCCCGCACGTACGACAAGAAGCGACTGCCTTATCCCAAGGCATACTTCGCCCGTGCGATAATGAACAGCATGTACAAGAGCATCAAGAAGGTGACCCGCCAGCCCGGCGATTGGAAGATCAGCCTGCAGGAAGCAGAGGACATGCTGCCTTTGCTAGAGAACCCTGACTACCTAGGGCTGGCGATCCAAGACCTGCCCGAAGAACACCAGCAGATGGCCAGCGACAGGTTTGAGTCGGGCCATACGCTACGGACTATAGCGGAAGACCATGACATTTCATTGAGGCTAGCTTCTGTGCGTAGTCGGGAGCTAGCCAGAAACCTCGCGGCAGCTTTGGATATCCGGCTTTCGCCGCACGCTCCAGAAGGAACACATCGTTCACGTGATAGTAACCGGACGAACCCTTCTTCCTCACCGGCTTCCTCAGTCCCTCATGGCAAAGGACGAGGGCGATCTTAGAGCAGGTCATCCCCTGCTTCCGCATCGCCACAACCCGCCGGCCAAGCTCCTGCTCCGCAAGGCAGGGCTGCCAGGATTCCAGCCGGCCAGACTTACCCTTCACTGACAGCCAGCCGAACGGACGCAGCTGGTTGTAGGGCAGGCCGCTCTGCCGCTTGTTGGCGTAGACCTCACGCTTGCGTTGCCCGTGCATGCGTGATTCATACTGGCTGAACGCCACAATCTGCGAGAAGAACAGCTCCCCCTGTGGTGTGGACAGGTCGAAGTCCATGTCCGTAAACCTTAGTGATACACCGAGGTCTTTCCACCTGGCGTGAGTGACTGCGGCATCGGCCCAGCGCCGGAAGCCGCGATCGATCTTGGTCATCAGGACCGTATCGCCTGGTGCAAGGACATCCCACAGCTGCTTGCCAGCCGGTCGGTCTGGCAGTGACACAGAGAACGCAGACACATCCTCGTCCAAGTACACACCGTCCACCGACAAGCCTTTGTCAGCGACCCACTGCTGAAGCCTGGAGACTTGGGCCTCGCGGCCGTTCTCCTGCTTGTCGGTGGACACACGGGCGTATAGGTAAAGCATCAGCTCCTCAATGACGAGAAGAATAGGACACCTAATACTATCAAAGAACCAAGGAAGAAGTCAGCCATCTCGCTCATCGTATGTTCTCCAGAATGACACGGATCACCACAATCACAAGCTCAACCAGGACATCCTTGTCCATGACGCTCTCCTTACTCAGCAGTAAACCGAACATTGACAGCGAGGCCATCGCTGTACACCACGCGGGCTACAACCCGGCGTGAATCGTCAGCCCAGACGTTGCACCAATCGTCGCCGTGCCCCTCAACGAGCGGCACAAAGTCACGCCATTCGTTGGAAGCTAATAGCTTGCCGATCAAGGTCGGTCCAACCGCACCGGAGAAGGCATCCCACGCCCGGCGGATCGCATCGGGATCGGCAGTCTCTCGCTTGGACTCTGTGTGAATGGAACGGATGGACTCGCACACCTTGTGTGGCAGGACAGGCCAGTTCAGCATTGTGCCAATCGGCTCACTGCCAAGGAACCATGTAAGAATCTGCATATCTTCAGTCATCGAACCTCCTCTTTCTTGTTAACCACAACCTTGATCTCACCCTTCAGCGCATCGATCAGCACATCGCCAACCTCCTGCGTGAACCTATCGCCCACGTTCATGCCGCCAACCTCACGCCATGCCACGCACACGTACGGGTACTTGTGGTCAGGCTCGTAATCGAACTCAATCAGCCGATGCTTTGCGAATGCCATCACCAGAACCCCACTTGTATAACCTCATCGACCCCACGCTTGGCTTCGGCCAAGGTGCGAAACTTGCCCGGGACATAGTTGCCGTGCTGCTCATAGCCCGACGCCCGTATGATGTAGCCAGTGCGGTGCTTCAGCGTGTGGCCAGGCTGGGACCAGCTCTCAAAGTCCTCTTCAATGACGCGACCGCGGTACGCCCAGGTCTTAGCCATCACTCACCTCCTCTAGGTGTTCAACCAACCGCGTGCAATCGCGCTGCAAGTCAGCATCAAATGGATGCCCGCGATTGGGTCCAGCAAACCAAGACTTCCACTGCCCGGTAGGCTCTCGGATTTCCACCCAGGTTAGTGACAGTTCCTTGGCGGCTCGCTCGCGAACCCTTCGCCGTCGCAATGGGAGCCGGCTGTCGCCAACATGTACGCCGAACATAAACTCACTCATCACCCACCTCCACCCATGCAGGGTTGTCTCCAAGTCGCAACCCGTCCTTTACCCAAGTAATCAGGGCATCGCCGCTGCGAGGGCTGCCAAGGATCAACTCACAGCTGCCGTCATCGGCGCCCATCCAGATCGGGTGAAACCGAGTCTCGCGGACGGCCCACTCCTGATCCGTGGCAGAAAGATTCAGCCCCCACGTTGTCAGGTATGGGTTGCCCATATTGTCTTCGGCTTCCCCAATATCGCAGCACCTCAAAGCCAAGGCAAAGGGCAGCGTGCCAAGCCGCCTCTTGCGCACTGCCACAACCGCATCGGCAGACAGGCCGCGGTTCGTTCGCTCACTCATCACTCACCTCCTGATGCGTGTGTCTCATACCACTTCTCCAAGTCGCACTCTCGCTTGATCGTCTTTGCCCAGTCATGGATGTCGGCCACGCGGGCCGTCGCCACCCATTCGTAATGATCCGACTCGCGGAAGTCCGCAAGGATGTAGTCAGCCAGAGGTCGCAGCTTGGGAGAACGCATGACCCTAGCCTTTGCACGTTCGTACTCGTCAGTCCCAGCCATCACTCACCTCCCCTCATTCTTTTAAACCACGCCTTGGTTTTGCGTGCCATTTGCATCGTCTCAAAAGCGGCCGTGAACGGCTTAACTTTCCGCCCCTTCAGCAGCTCGTCCAGCCGGTCTGTTGGGAAGCCGAACGTCGAAGACATCTTGTCAATCAAGGGGCGAAGATGATCACGCTCGGCACGGCTCGTCGGTTGCTGATGGCAAAGGGCGTGATCCAATGCCGACATTAGCGTAGCCGCCTCTGCAAAGGTAAGCACAATCGTAGCCTCGTCACTCATCACTATCCTCCTCCTCGCAGTAAAAATCTGTGGACTCCCATGGCTCACGGCTGGCAGCGCACACATCGCACTCGTCGTTGCCGTACTCATCGACGCTCAGTTCATCGCCGCACTTTCGGCAATGGCAATCGGCACCCGTGTCTCGCATCACTCACCTCCTCAGAAAGGTATCGCCTGCCCCTCAGTCGGCAGTTTCTTCAGCACCTCCACAGCAGAGGCATACGCAGCCTCTGCGTGTTCATCATCACCGAATGCGATGATGTCCCGGGCATCTTCCAGGTCCCTCTCAACAGCGGCCCGCAGGTAGGCGAGGTCCGCAATCGTCAGCTGCACGGTGATCATTCTAGTTTGCCCCCCCTGGCAGCCTCTGCTCTTGTGGTGTAGCCGGCCTTGCGAAGCGCCGCAACGATTGACTCAGCGCACCGCAGTTCCTCTCGCATGTCATCGGCCCTGTCCTGGTCGGGGCCATCAAGCTCTAGCCATTCACCAAGCAGCTCAATGCGGTGCATGAAAGAGCTGTGAATCCAGTCGCAATCCTCGTCGTTCAGCCTGACGTTAAGCATCGTTCAACTCCTAGTTTGCCTCGGGATTGTAGTCTTCGGGCCACTCATCGTCATCGTCCATCTCTTCCAGGGCGATGATCGTCTCCATGAACAGGGTGTTGATCAGCTTGACCGCCACCATGCTGCCCGGGTCTAGCTCAGTCGCCTCATAGATCACGCTCATCGCATCCGCCACAGCAGCAGCGGCAACGTCCTTGTGGTCCATACACATGCGAACCATGCTCCTATTCCTTGGGTGAAACCAACTCCCTATCCTTCAGCACATCATGCAGCGTGCCGATCCGTGTGTGCTTGGCGTACACGTTGACCTCTGAGTCATCAACGCCGGTGCGGCGGATAACGGCAGACACAAAGTCCTCTACCTTGGAAGCGAAGTGCCGCTCGTCTGCGAGTTCCGAGATTAGCTCGCAGGCGATCCACTGGATTTGCGCGGGACATCCCGACTCGCGCAGCCCAACGCACAGGGAGGACAGCGCATCCAAGGGGCGGCGATAGTCTTCGTCCACTCGCAGCCAGCGTTCGATCTCCGACAAGCTTGGTGGCGTGTGTTCGCCTCCGACAATCCTGTCCTTCAGCCACGCAAGGTATCGCTTGGTGGTCGCATCGCTGTACTGAATCTTCATTCGCTCACCTCATAGACTCCTGAGTAATCACCCGTGCAATCCTCAACCATCAGGCCGATAGCCCCCAAGGCATCGGCCAGCCTGTCGATCTTGTCGTACTCGCGGCAGTCGTAGTTGCACCAGGCACGCATCGGACTGCCCGGCTCATGCAACAGGAGCATCATCGAACCCCTGCCATACTGCCGGTCGCCGGGTGTCTCCCACTCAAAGTCGAAACCCACCAGATCGCGGATCACCGCCGCCGCCTCGGCAATGCGAGGTATGGATTTGCTAGTCATCACTTCACCTCCGGTTTTGTTGGCCGCTCCGACCCATCTTCGTACGGCATCCAGTACGGCGCATCGTCGCTATCCACCACGCCGAGAGCCTCGTCGCAGACGAACAGATCGGTGGGTACGCCAAACTTTCTGGCCATCGACTTGCCATCCTCAGACTTGTCGATCTCAAACTTGCCACGCCACACCCCGATGTGCGGCCCGTAGTACCACACTCTCTGTCCGTTTATCGGCAGTCGCACCTTGCACTCAACCCACTGCATCACTTTCCTCCCTTCTTCACAGGCTGATTCGGATTCGACCAACGCAACACACCAACCCAGCGGAACTCCACGCCGCCGTCAGCAAAGAACTCCTCCCGCCGATATTGCCTAGCCCTTGCAACCGCGGCGTCGGGCGTGATCCCCGACTCGCAGAACCCACGGCAAACGTGCATGGCAACCGGCCTCTTGCCGACGCCTGGAACCTCACGCATCTCGTAGATAGCCAGCTTGTAGACAGGGCCCAGATGATACGTGTCATCCAGCATTACAACGCCCCACTGCGTAGGATGTTCGCCTCCTCCGATGGGGTAACGATCCTCATCCCAATAGAACATCAGTCCCTCCATTCTGCTTGGTTCACAGCCATGTCGAACTCCTGCCACCGCTCATACGTCTCCGGGTATCCAGCGTCAACGAGCAGGCGGATTGCATGCTTCAGTTGGTACAGCAACTCAGGGGCTGCGGCGATGAGCGGAATGTTATCCTTCTGGTTGTGGGTCCAGACTGGAAAGCAAATCAATTCGCCTCCGTTCTCTGCGAAAATCTCATGCAGTTCATCGCCTTCTGGCTCCCGAAAAACCCATGGTCCCGGCGTGTGTGCCATCACTCACCTCCTTCTATTTTTAGGATAGTGTCGATGACGCGGTCGATCACCTCGGAAGTTTCGCTGCTGGGCACATTTAGCTGATGGCGCAGGTAAATTAACTCATTCTTTGCATCATCCAGCACCTCCTTCACCTCACGCTTGTCCTTACCACGCAGGATGCTGGGGTATTCAGAGTCAGGGTATGGCATCACTCATCCTCCTCCGCGTATGGCTCGTCCCCGGCATGGTCTTGAAGCCAGTCATCTAAGTCTTCCGCGGTCAGGTTGAATGCAGTGTCAGGGTCGCCAAGGCAGGAGGCCAAGCCGTCTAACTCGCTGCTGTCAACATCGAAACCGATGGCCGTCTCCAGTTCGCTGGATTTATCCCACAACTGGAGTTTGTGGAACATCATCTGCTGGAATGCACCAAGTGCCGCGTCGGTAATGCGGAACGTGCGCTTCTCTTGTCGTTCGTTCATCACTCCACCTCCAGTAGTTCCAATGTTTCCCGCAGCACCTCATAGCGGTGCCGATGCTCATCGAAGAACTCTTCGTCATCGAACCCAGACTTCAGTTCGCATATCTCACGGTCCAGAATGTCAATCAACTCCTCGGCCTGCTCGTCGGTCAGTTCAATCGTTGGCATGCTTGGCCTCCGCAATCTTGTAAAGAATGGAATCCAATAGGCGAGCCGCCTTGGCGTAGGAGTCATGGTCCCTGTCGCCCTTGGGGTATCGCCGCAACATCTCGTTCACGTTCTCCTGCTCAACAGTCAGGCAGCCCCAAGCCTCCTTCAATTCGGCCTTGGTCAGTTCAATCGTTGGCATCGTCGTTGCCCTCGGGGTTCATAAAGGCACGGAGTTTGCCGGCCAGTTCGTCTAGGTATGTGTCGTTCAGATCAAGGCGATTGCCAAGCGATTCCCGGATGCGCCAGCTGTGCAGGGCATGGTCGGCGCACTCCATCAAGGTGATGAAGTCATCTCCGTCAATACCGAGACGCTGGAACTCCTTGCTGTACTTCGCTGGAATAGTCATCACTCCACCTCCACTTCTGATTCGGTTTCAATCCACACCTTTGCACCACAGGACAGCGGGCTATCCGGCTGGTACACCACGGTGCATGGCCCAGCAATCCGCACGCGGTGTGCGTAGCGGTTGTCCTTGTAGGTCTTGACAGTAAGCACTGGCTCCCTCTCTCCTGTCTTGGAGTTGGAGCGAATGATGTGCTGGTTGACATGAACTAGCGTCTTCACCGCCCACCTCCTTCGGTAATGGCACGCCTAACGGCATCAATCGCATAGCCGATCAGCCGCTTGTGTCGGTACTCATCCAGCGACAGGTGCGGATCGTCCGAACCCTGCCATTGGTACAGTAGATACGAAACGTAATCTCTGTCCTCGCTACCCAGATACACATCGGGGTGGTCGGTTGCCTCCGACCAAGACATGCCCTTCTCCTGCATGTCCCGCACTAGCCTCGCCTTGTGGCAGATCGACTCATCGGTTTCGTCGCTGAAGCAAAGGGTGTACCGCTTCGCAAAGTCCAATCGGGCCTTACTCAGGCAGTGACCGCACGCCGCATCAAACGCACTCGCAGCCATGTCAGCCGTGTCAGCCATCCCGCTCTTAGTTCGCATTGACCACCTCCAGATGTACGTTGCCACGGTTCGCATCCCACGCACAGTTTACCGCATCGTCTGACTCGTCGGCCCGGTGATCCACACACAGGGTCCACCGTCCGTACAGGTCGCGGGCCGAAGCCTCGGCCTCTTCCCGGGTGGCAAAACGCAGGGCGTTGCCAGCAAACTCTCCGCCAGTTGAAACCATCGGTCGAAAGCTCATCAGTTGTCCTCCTCTTTGATAGCCCCCTTGGAAACACCGAACTTGTACGTCATATCCTCCCACGCGCTGCGGATAGACGAGGTGAACTGCTTCTCGTCTCGCAGTTCGCCGCACACTGCAATCAGCAACTGGAACGTGATCTCCGGGTAGTCAGAGCGAGTGACATATGCCATGTCATTGACCGCCGCGACCACCTCCCGTTCGCCTTCCGTAGCCAGGAACTCACGGACCAGCCGATAGGTCAGGCCATACGCCTCGTTGTCATGCATCCACTTGACGAGCCGTTTGACACGGGCCTCGCCGCCTTTGGTTGCCATCTCAGTTCTCCGTTCTTGATAGGTACACCCTATGACCATGGATGGAACGCCAAGTCCGCATCCACTCCTCCGCCTCCCAGCGGTCAGCAAACGTCGCAAGCACTTCCTTCCGTGTCCTCACAGCCCACATCGTCTACCTCCCATGTAAACGTGTACACCATACCGCATGCCCTACAGCAGGCATGCCACTGATTCCCGAGGGGTGCGGCCCATGCCATGTCCTGGCAGTTACACATTGGGCACATCGTCTTCCTCCGCTGCAAGTATGGGATTGACCAGAGAAGATATGGCACTCCATCCCGCTTCGATCATTGCGGTTTGGATGTAATCCTCGTTTTCATCCAAGAAATCGTTCGACTTTGTCACGCTCCAGTCGGGGCAGAGATCACCGATGTCCAAAGCACACCAAGTAACCTTGGCGTACGGTTTCACGTTGCTAGGCATCACTCACCCTCCATTCGTTCCAAGTACTCATCCCGTGACTCATCGCTGCACGGCTGCTGCCACGCCTCGCCGGAACACCGGCCATACGGCTGGTCGGAACACCGAAGATGCCCGTACTTGCAGGGGTGGCAGCCCAGTTCCTCGTCGGAACACCGCTCCATGAACGCTTCCAGGTCAGCCAACTTCATCGCTCACCTCCCTAGTCCCACCAGTACCGAACACACTTAGACGATTGCAGAAACACCTCGTCTCGTTCATCCGCAGACACCCTCTTGGCTGTCGGCAGTTTTGCCTTACATCCCCATGGCACCTTGACATATAGGCAGACGCTTCCCTCTCGGGCGATGCGAATAACCGCTTCCTCGGGGAATCGGCCGATCACGCTCGGGGTGAAGTTGTTGTAGCCCTTCACCCACTGCTCCATGACACACTTGGCTTCGTCCCGTGGCAGCCAGCGGGATGCGAAGAACTCTAGGTTCCGCCGCTGTTCCATCGCCTCCCAAGCAGGGACATCGATGTATGGGGCGGATACTTTGGGGTGGTAGTCCCAGCAATCCGCGTATGCCTCCGCCACCTCGTTAGATACCGTGGCCATGTGTGCCGACTGTTCAACTGTTGGCATTGCTTGCCTCCTTCTTTCGCTGCTCCCATTCGTAGGTAAAGACGGGCACCCAAGCCCATCGCCCATCGGTCATTGCACCGCCGAAGAATCGGTCGGCATCCCATCCGAGCTTTTCACACAGGGCGACCACTGCTGCCCGGTGATTGGCCTCGCTGTCTAGTGCGCTGTCATATGGCACGGTGGCCGTGCCCCTAAAACCCGTGGCCCGCACCTTGGAGCCACGGGTATCGGTTGGCCCGTGGTATTTGCTTGTGATCGCCAACATGTATCACCCCTTAGTTTCCAGGTAGTGCCTGATCAAATCGCCCACAGGAATGTCACGGTATCCCGCAATCGGGTCGCCCCATTCCTGATCATCTGCTTGTGCCTGTGTGCTAAACCGCACCACGCACCCATCGGCCTCGTCCCATGTCTCACGGTCATTGAGCAGGACATAGCACCTGCCCTCGTCCAGGTCGTTTGCTTCTGCCATGTCACTTCTCCTCTGGGGAATAGATGCCGACTAACGGCATCGGAGCATCGGGAAACCATCGACTAGCCAGCAGTTCCGTGATGTAGTCCGCATGTACCTGGCTGGGCAGGTAGATCACACCGTTTTGCACATGCCCGACACGCCAGCCCTGCAAGGAGAGCCAGTAGCGAATCAGGCCATCGCCAGGTTTGGTCTTTTGCATGGCAGTCTTAGCCACTGGGCAGAGAATCTCGGTTCGCATGTCACACCTCGTCGGGAAAGAAAGGAATCGGGCGGCTGGCAAGAATCTTGCCGACACCGCGACCGTCATCCAGACGCTTTACTGCGTACAGCACTGCCTTGCCGCCCTCTTCGCGGACATACAGCTCCGCGTCGAATGACTTGCAGACCGTGTCAAGCATCGCCCGAACGTCGCTCGCCTTGGTGGGCGACGGCAATCGGACCTCAGAGCCGCACTTCATGTCACACCTCCACGTTGTATGGTTCGTCGGCATAACGCTCCTCCACTTCCTCCCGGTCTAGGGTGAGCGGGCAGGAGTCAAAGTTGTCCGCAGACAGGCAGGTGAACAGGCAGTAGTAACCCTCCGCCCGCTCTCGGGGATTGTCGGAACACAGGGCATCAATCAGCTCCTGTGGTTCCTTGTCGCATGACCTGGCAACATCTGCGATGTCATCGGCGTACCACACCGGCTTATCGGGGTGGTGCGGATTGTCGGACAGCACACCGTTGATGTAGGTGTGTGGCTCCATGGTGAACCGCCACACCATCCAGCTGTTCCGCCGGTTGTATTCCTTCTCCAGCACCTCCATTTCGGGGTCATAGCGTCCGGTCTTATCGACCAGGATAAACTTGCCCCCATGGTCAATCGGGTTCATGTCGCCAATGTTGGCAACACACTCCCATTCGGGCTGATCGGTCACATCACACCGTCACTTTCCGGTTGTAGGAACCCGTTCCACGCAAGGCCCGAACAGCCTTGCCAGCCTCGCTGCCCTTGGGTTGCGTCCCATGGATCAGCAGGGCAAACGAACCACCCGTGAGCGAGTAGGCGTGGTGATCGTCATGGTCGATAGGCAGCCGCAGCCGCTTGGCCTTGGCCTCGCTGTAGACCACCACAGACTCACGGAACCCCTCGCTGTCGATCAGATGGTCGAATCGACCACCCCTGCTCGCAGTCAGGGCAAGATTCGGCGGGAGAATGTCCCGTCGCTTCTGCCAGAAGGAGAGCATCTTGGTGTAGGCGTAGAACCGCATGTCGGGCCTACGCTCACACACTTCAAGCCATGCATCGAAGTAGTTGAGGAGCTTGAAATCCCCAGCCACATGGATACGGATCACTGCTGCCCGGTCAGGCAAGGCCGCGACCAGAGCAGACGCACACTTCATGGGAGAATCTGCCGCCAGTGATAGGGCAGCCTCCATGTTCGCCTTGCGTGCATTGAACACGTTGGTGAACAGAGCCTCTTGCGAGGCCGAGAAGCACCGGAACAACGTATGCTTTCCATCCCGGATTCTGCGCTTGCCGCGTCCATACTCCTCGGCCCAAGACTTGCAGTCCTTGGCCGCGGGGCATGTCACTCCTGACAGCATGTCAAAGGAGTAGACCTTGACGCCCAAACGCTTCTCCAGCTTGGAGAGCTTTGCGTTGGCCGGTGCATACGCGATACGCATACGCACCTCCATGAGAAACCGACTACCGAACGGCAGCCGAATAGCACCCTCTGGCACACCGCGACCCGTTTTGCCTTTATCGGGGGACTCGGGATCGGACAAACCCGCCCGCTGCTGATCGCAGGCGATTGTGTGTCAGCCCAGAGGGGGCTATTCGGACACCGAAAAACGTGCGTTTATATGGCTCGCCGCACCCCAGCCTGCTCCTCACAGTCACCCGCATGGTATGGGAGTGTCGTTCCCATGCTGGGGCCACCATTGTAACCAACGGCAACCGAACCCGGGCAGGCAGCATTCGGACTTACTTGGGCAATCGCCCGTTAGCCGCAGCCACCTGCCCGGGATCGAATCCCGTCAGGACATAACGCGCTGCCATTCGCTGGCCGCACGCGACCCGCCCAGCAGCACAACTGCCAGCGTGTCTAACTGGTCCCGCATAGTCTCATCCGCAAACCACGGCCAGCCATAAAGACTGCCGCCAGAGCGGTGAAACTTGACCAGAGTCCACAACAATCCGGCGGCATCGTCAGCAGGCTTACTAGCCCGCCAGCCGCCCGTCCTAGTGTTCAGACAACCCTTGACCGCACGCACCGCCAGTTCATCGGACGGCACGGAAACATTCCCGGCTGCCCGCAGTTTGGCTAGTGGCTCGGCCAATGCTGCCATGATCACTAGGGAGTGATCAGTCTTTGACATCACACCTCCTGATCTGCCCGCATGCGCAGATAGTAATACGTTTACCCTCACCGCATCATCACCACCGCATCAACTACATTGCCTCACGCCACAAAAAATCCCGAAAGATTTTTCACGGCACAACCTGGCAGCATGGTTCACACCAGTGATGACGAACCGCGAGCGTTTCGCAACACTCACCGCGAGAGCGTTTTACAACACTCACCGCGTTACACTTACTACATTGCCCCACCCCGGAAAAATTCTTGGGAAAATCTTTTTGCCCCCCTTGCGGTGCTGCCGATAGTATGCTCTAACAGTAATACCGCCGGGGACGATTGAACCCCGGGGAACACTTTGGAGGATAGTAAGATGCAAGCGTTCAACACTGTCGGCGCGTCATGCCCATTCCCCATGCAACCCTACAACCCCGCCGATCTAGAACCGGCGCAGCACCTCGCCGTGCGGGAGGGGCTGAGGCTTTCAGCCCTACGCGACGGGCTCTCGGAGGATGCGGCCGAAGAGGCGGCGAGCCAGTTCTACGTTCACTGGCTTGGCCGGAAATGGGGCAAACTACAAATCCCCCGGGGAGACCATGCCCGGGCTTTTTACAGCGTTCGGGCTTATGCCCGCCGTTCATTCTGGCACGGTTTCACCGGACAACGACGGCAAGCCCGGGGCAAGCGCGTTCCCCGTGGGAGTGACGGCAAGCCCGTCAAGGTGAGCGTGGTACGGGCTTGTGCGGCGGAACTGGCAATGCGGGAGCGGTTGCGGGAGCGATGCAACCCCACCCCGGAATCCGTGGCAGTGGCTTGTGAGCGTATCGGGCGCACACCCGTACACTCCCGCAAGGCTTACAGGCTTGCCAAGCTTTTAGGGTTGCCCGGGGTACGCGAACTAGTGCGGGAGGCTTGTGGCTTCGGCGGTGAGTGATCACAAGCCCGGGGTGGGAGCGATCCTACCCCGGGCTTTTTTGGGGGGAACATGTCGGAATGTTACGACATGACGATATGCACGCGATATGCCCCGGGCAAGAAAACGCGGCCGATTCAATCCCTACTAAACTGGTAAACTTTCGACGTTTGCCAAGGGTACACTTGCGGGAATACCTAAGTGTAGGCGGGGCAAGGGTTTATGTCATGGCATGGCAGACGGTCGGCACGGGAGAAACGACCCCCCCTCCCCCCCCGAAAGCGATAACGGATCATGTCAATACCACTCCTGACTTTTTTCACCCCTCTAGCCCCCATACGCCTCTTCCCCGCCAAAACTCATGTTCTCTGTTCGCAAATCGCGAACATCTCCCCGTGTCGCCGGCTCCTAGTGACCTAAATCGCAGGCTTCTAGCGCACCGTGTCGCATTTAAGGCCCCTGGCTTGCGCTCTCCCGGGCATTGATAGGTAGGAGATAACCCGGGAGCCTGACAGTGAACGAAGACGGTGACGCTATCCGCAGCCTGCTGAGTGGTGATCCCCAGCAGATCGCTGCCGCTGGCCTTATGGGGGTGGACGCTGACTCTCGGTTCAGCCCCGAGTTGATTCGCGCCCTTGAGGCTGGTGGTTTCAAAGAGCCTGGGGTTCCGATGACGGTGACTCAGCTTGCCCGTGCCCTGATGGCGGGTGCGATCCCTCCTGACACTCAGATTGCCAGGAGTCGCTGATGGCCTGTTGTAAGTGCTGCTGCGGTAATAAGAACTGTGCCGAGGGCGAGATCGGCAAGTGCTGCTGTGGCGGGCCTACTGGGTCTTGCTGCGAGGCAGACGAGTATTGCTGCGATGGAGAGTGCGAACCCGCGCCGTGCAGCGGAGCTTGCTGCGATCCGGTCTTTGGTTGCGGCCAGGCTGCTGATGAAGGGACTTGCACCGAGGGTGGGGGAACCTGGCTAGGGCCTGGGATTTCTTGCGATCCCAATCCCTGCCCTGGTGCCTGTTGCGACTATGTGTTTAGTCGCTGCGATCAAGAGACACAAGCCGACTGCGAGGATAGTGGCAGGACTTTCCTCGGGGTCGGAGTTCCGTGCATCCCCGATCCATGCAATGTGGAGGGGGCGTGTTGCTGCCCAGACGGAGGGAACGACAACATGGGCGAGTGTATAGAAATTATGCGGGATGAGTGTTTTGATAACACCTACTTCCCTATCCCTCCCGAGCCGTGCGGCGGCCTAACTGATTCCCTAACTTTTTACCCAGGAGCAACATGTCCGAGCGTGAGAGACTGTCCGGACGCCCCCCCATGAAAACATTCACTCTCCAGCAAATCCGCTACACCGCTACAAAACGCCCCCCTGGCTATATCAAAGACGTTCTCTCTGCCGGCGAGGTAGAAGGAGACAAGGTCACCCTCACCGACGAGGCGTACCGACTGCTCGTTGTCAAGTACCGCACGCCAGTCAAGGCTGGGCCAGGCACAGAACTCAAGGCGATGCTCTCCAAGATCGGGATCATAGCTTCTCCCACATGCTCTTGTAACGCCAAGGCCAAGGCTATGGACGAAAGGGGTATTGCTTGGTGCGAAGAGAACGTAGAGACAATCTGCGACTGGCTTCAAGAGGAAGCGACCAAGAGGAAACTTCCGTTTGTGCGCCTTGCTGGTAAGGCACTTATACATATGGCTATTAGGCGTGCCAAGAAGGGCACTAACAAGTAAGGGGTGACATATGGATTGGCTGCAAGATGCGTGGAACCAAGACGGCGGTAAGAAACGCCGGGCCGAAGAGCAGCGGCAGATGCGGATGGACCGCGCTAAGGCTGACCGCGAGCAGCGCATGGAAGATGAAGAAGGCGGTGCCTTTGGCCACCCCGGCCTCGGCTTTGCCATGGACACACACCGCCAGGGTCTTGCCAATCACTCAGCTGCGGCTGGTGCAATCAACTCCGCCATCTCTGGGGAAATGCAGTCTCGCGTGGCCCAAGAGCGCGAGAAGCGGCGCATGGAGCATGAGAAGTACCTAGCTAACATGCGTATCCAGATGGCGAAGAAGGAGCAAGAAGGCAACATCATCAGGTCCTTGCTCAATGGATGACAACCCCTGGTGGTTTCTCTTTGAGGAAAGGGACGAGGACTGATGGACAAGGAGGGCGACAAAATCCGTAGCCTCAAGCGTGGCCTGTGGGACAACATCCACGCCAAGCGAAAGCGCGGCGAGGCCCCAGCCAAGCCCGGCAGCAAGGACTATCCAGACCCGAAGCAGTGGAGGAAAGTCAGTGGACAAAGAGGGTGACAAGGTTCGTCAGCTGGTCTGGACTCGCAAGGAAGGCCAAGACCCTGATGGTGGGCTGAACGCCAGGGGGCGCGCGGCATACAACCGCGCCAACGGTGCGAACCTCAAGGCTCCACAGCCCGAGGGCGGCCCAAGGCGAGACTCCTTCTGCGCCAGGATGCAGGGCATGAAGGACAAGCTCACCAGCAAAGAGACTGCCAACGACCCCGACAGCCGGATCAATAAGTCCCTGCGTGCGTGGAAGTGCTAAATGGACCGCCGCCCAACTCAAAGCGTCGATGACTTGGTGCGACAGGCCGAGGCGGAAGTTGCCGCCGAGCCGAATCACCCATACCCATCCATGTGGGACGTGTTTGTCAACCATCCTGGCGCACTGACACACCAAATCCTTTCCGATTCGGAATACCAGCAGAAGCGTAAGTATGACTCCCTGATGCGCCGGCTCGCCGCTATCCAGCAACAGTACCCAAGCGAGTTTGGCAAGAAGGTTTTCACAATCGACGGCGAAGGGAATCCGGTCCTTGGCTCTGACTTGCATTTTGGACCCAAAGACGTTTCCCCGTACCGCCAGAGGGGAATGCTGGAGCCTGGCATGCCTGTGGCCAACGCCTTCCAGGTTGTGCAAGCCCCGTTCTCCCTAGCCGCCAATACGGCTCGCGCTGCTTACGATCTGCCAAAGGCCGCAGAGGAAGCGCCGCACGTTGCCAACAAGGCAACTGGCGGATTGTGGAACGCAGCTCAGGGTAAGGACCCGAACCCATCTTGGTCAGCAGAGCGGGAGTGGGCTGGCAAGGTGCCGTTCAACTCTCCATTGATGTTGCTTACTGACGGCAACCCCGGCCTCGCTGAAGGTCTGAAGCCCGGCGACACGGAGCGCGGATCAATCGAAGGTCCTGATTTCCTCAAGAGCGACTTTGGATGGAAGGACTCTCTTGGCACCGACATCGCAGGATATGCGTTAGAGGCTGTTGCCGATCCTGTAATGGGCGCAACCGATGCGATTAGGCATCTCGCCAAGGCTTCCGGCAACCTGTTCTCGCGCTACGGCGCAAAGCACTCACTTAAAGCGGCGAGCCTAATGGGGCAAGAGATGGCTCTTCCCGGCGCTCTCTCTGGCATGAGCGCATACAGCCGCAGCCAGCAGGAAGAGTAATGGGCAAACTTGACCACTTGGGCAATGCCGTCCGCTCTGTCATCAGGGCCTACCACGGTAGCCCGCATGACTTCGACAAGTTTGATGCCAGCAAGATCGGAAGCGGCGCTGGCAGGCAGTCCTATGGGCACGGCCTTTATTTTTCTGAGTCTGAGCCAGTGGCCGAAGCGTATCGCGGCAGCATGTCGGCCCTGCGCCGAACGCCCGAAGAAGATGCGCTTGAGCTGTGGCGACGGCAGGCAATGCTGCATGGCGACTCAAAGAAGGGGGTTCTTTCAGCGATTGACACTGCCTTGGAGAGGATGGAAGAGGCAGCCAACATGCCGATGGCTCAACAGAGGTGGGATGACATCCTGCAGCATCTGTATGGCATCGACTATCGGCAGCCTCTCCCAAAACAATCAGGTGCAATGTTTGAAGTGGAGATCGGAGTTCCTAAGCAGCAGCTTCTTGATTACGACAATCCGTTCAGGTCGCCAGCAGGCATAACGGCTGCGAATGTTCTGGATCGCGTGGCGCCTGGCGCAATAGACCACAGCACCCTGAAGAGAATACAGGCAGGCGAAGACAGGCTGACCATACATCCCGATCCGGTAGAACGCTCCTTGGCGGCAAGGCGAATTCGCAAGTTGGCAGAAAACCCAAGCGGCGCGGAAGAGCTTTTTAAGGCCGGCATACCCGGCATTCAGTACATCGATGACTCCATGTTGTCTTCAAAGGGCATTGCCCCGGCCCGCAACTACGTAATGTTCCCGGGCACCGAAGACTCCATCCGCATCCTGCGCAAGTTCGCCATCCCTGGTGCCGTTGGCACTGGGGTTGCATCGCAGTACGAAGAGTCCCCGTAACAAAAACCCCTAGTCCTGTGCATTAGTTAGTTAGACCCCTCCCCCGAGGCTAACTAACAATGTCAGACGAACTTCTCAACGACGCGCCGGTAGCCGAGGCACCAGTCTCGGAAGCCCCCGTTTCCGAAGCGCCGGCCAGCAACGAACAGTACGGCGGCTTCTCGTCGCCCTACGAAGCGTTCAAGGCTCTTCCCGACTTCCAAGGCCAAGACGATCTGGCCATCGCGCAGAACCTGTACCGTTCCTACAACGGCTATCAGGAAGCGCAGCGCGCCCTTCAGCAGTACCAGCAGGTTGTCCCCTACGCCAACGAGTACTTGCGGAACGAGACTGCTTTCCGCCAGTGGCAGCAGGAGCAGGCCAAGGCCGCACAGCCCAAGCCTGCCGAGCAGCCGAAGTGGTGGAACCCTCCCGCCATCAAGGACACCTACAAGTCCTTCATCGTCCGCGACCCGTCCACGGGCAAGGAAGTCATCGACCCGTCCGCTCCGTATGAGGCCCAGCAGGCTCTGCGTGAGTATCAGGCGTACACGGCCGACTTCGCCCGCAAGTTCGTCACGGACCCCGAGAACACGCTCAAGCCGTTCGTTGAGCAGGTCGCAATGCAGAAGGCTCAGGAACTGGTGCAGCAGCAGCTCAACCAGTACCAGGCCACCAACTACGTTTCGGACCTTGAGCGACAGAACGCTGACTGGCTCTACGACCAAACTGGAAACATCTCCCGTGAAGGGCAGGCGATCCAGGCGTACATCCAGCAGGCTTCCGAGATCGGGATTACCTCGCCCGAGGCCCGCTGGAAGTACGCAACTGGCATGCTGCAGCGAGACCTTCTGAACATCCGCTACCAGCAGATGCAGTCGGCACCGCCGCAGTACGCCCCAGAGTATGCCCCGCAGGTGCAGGCTGACCCGGTGGCAGCGCAGAACATGCAGTTCCTTCGGGAGCGTGCAACCCGTACCCCGAATCGAAGTGCAGGAACCACAGAGCCGCGGGCGCCGCGCCAGCGGATGTCTTTTGAAGATCGGCTTCGCGGCCAACTCGTTAACGATGGAGTTATCTGATGAGCAGTTCGACTGACTGGGCACGCAGTATTGCAACGACGATTGTAAATCATCTTCGCGAGGAAGAGATTGCGTCGTTGCGGAAGTACAAAGTGTTCGCTGCCCTTGAGGGCAACGGTAACATCCGTACTAACATGTCGGGGCGAGGTTTTGACTGGGAAATCCAGTACAGAAATCACACTCCGAGCGGCAATAACGGAGAAACTCCGCGGACCTTCGCACGCCAGAACCTCTGGAAGCGAGCAGAGCTGGAGTACCGTGGGGCACAAGTGACAGACGCGATTTACAAGAAAGAGATGCTGGAGAACCGCTCCGCTCAGGCTCTTGTAAACGTCGCTGGTAAGATGGCCAGCCGTCTCTTGACGAGCATGGAACAGTACCTCGCGCGTGAGTGGCTGCAGGATGGATACCTCGCAGGTAACGAGCTGCGGTTCCACGGCATTGAGAGCTTCATGGGCGCGACCCAGACGCTCAACATTGATTCGGGCACCTCGCCCGCTGGTCGCGCGGTCAACGCCAACGACCCGTTCTACTACCCCAACGACACCTACGCCGGTCTTTCGACCGTCCTCGGTGCGTACGGTGGTTCGCAGCGGGCTGGCAACTGGCCGAACGGCTATGCCGATCCTGAGTTCGACTTCTTTACGCCTGTGATTGTAAACGCCTCGTCTTCGTACTTCGGTTCGACTACGTGGAAGGACAACTGCGTCAAGGCGATCCGCGAGGGTCTTCACCAGACCCGTCGTAACGACACCAAGGAAGACCAGATTGACATGGTCCTTCTTGATCGCCGGCTTTACATCGACATGATGAACACGCTGGACGCCAAGGAGCGAGTGATCGTCTCCCGCGCGAACGGCCTCCGCAGCTATGGCTTCACGGATGTGTTTGAGCTGGACGGGGTGGAAATTTCGTCTGAGGGGAGTATCGGCGCCGTGTCTTCCACGGCCAACTCGGGCTACGGTTTGGCCGTTAATAACATGGAACTGCTGTGCATGGAAGGTCAGCTGATGAACAGCGAGGGACCTTTTTACGACGAAATTTCGCAGCAATATCGCTACGTGGTGTCAACGCTCGGCAACCTCAAGTTCAAGTCGCCGCGTAACTTCTTCAAAATCATCGCCTCCTGAGAAAGGAATAGATTACTATGGGTCTGCAGGTTGATCCTCCATTCGGTCTTGGTCAGACTTGGTTCTCGCTCGGTGCAGGCGAGTCGATCAAAAACGACAGCTACCACGGCATTCAGTCAGCCGCCTTGTACGGTGACAACTGGACTGGCTGCGTGAAAGAGTTCACGGATGTGAACCCCATCACGGGTCAGGTTCGCACCAATCGTCGCAAGGTGTGCGTGGCTGTGAAGAACACTTCGGCGGGCGTACTGCTCCCGAAGCGGATCGTCACGTTCAACACCGCGGCCGGCAAGCTCTTCACCGAAGTCAACGGATACTCCCGTTTGACCAACGAAGAGCGAGTTGGTGTGGTTGACGAGTGGCTGCCAACGTCGGGCGTGGCGGTGAACGACATCTTCTGGGTGACCGTCAACGGCCCCACGGAAGTGTCGGCCGCTGTCTCGGGTACGGCCATCGCTGCCGGCGACCGCTTGGCTGCCATCACGGCTGCCACCAGCGGTGCAACGGTTGCGGGTCGGGCTACGCCAAGCGCTCTTGCTGGCGCCACTGGCCTGGACAACACGCCTCGCGGCGTCCTTGGCTATGCCGTGTCGGCCGGAACCACCTCTGACGGTTCAGCGGTGCTTGCACTGATTAACATCCCGGTGGCTTGAGGTAACTGATGAGCAGGAACCAGTTGATCATCGGGCTGGCCAATCAGCAGCTCGCCAATACGATCTGGGACGAACTCCAGCACCTGACTGGAAGTACGAACGCCCTGTCGATTGGCGCATCCACGGCCAGCCTCGGGTTCTTCGGTGCCGCTGCTACGGTGCAGCCTGTGTGCCCAAACAGCAGCAACACCACCACCATTGCCAACGCGCTCCTGGCGCTCGGCTTGGTCAAGTCGGCTTGAGTATTGCCCTTATGGGCTTTCGGGGGACAGCCGGTGCAGGCGCAAGCCGGCCGGCTGTTTTCTTTTAAATGGACGAACTACTTTTCCTTATGAGCGATTCAGCCGTCCAGAACCTGGACTTCCTGCGTCAACTCATTGCCGAGGCTCGGCAAGAGAATCCGTACGCAGACATGGCCAAGCTGCGAATGCTGCAAGGGTCGGGCATGGGGACTGATTCCGCAAAACAGGAGGATGTCTGATGACTTCTATGGCAAGGCCGACTAGTTCACCCATTGCCAACAGTTCCTTCTCTCAAACTAACCCTAAGCCCCAAGCCACGGTCTATACCAATCCCGGCCGAGGCCCGCAGGAGAACGTCCAAGCCGGTGGCGTTGACTGGTTTGGATCTTTACGCCCGGCTTCGGCCCCCAAGACAAGCAGCGCCCCGAAGACTACTGGGTCTTCGTACCAAGCCTACGCACAGCAGGGGCAACCACAGACAGGGGGGCCCCTTCCGCCGGCGCGTCAGCCACAGACAGGGGGGCCCCTGATTCTTCCGGAAGATGTGCCGCAGGGAGAGAAAGGCGTAGGCGTTACATACCCGCAGCGTCAGCCACAGACAGGGGGGGCGCAGTCGATACCAACGCAGTCTCAAGGCACGCCGTACCAGGCGTACGCTAAGCCCGGCTTTGAGCAAGTGGGTGAGGTGGGTACGGCCGTCATGCGGGACTGGTACAATCCTAAGACCGGGCAAACTACCCAGACTAGCAGCGGCAACTACAGGCCGGTGGAAGGCAGCGGGTGGGTGTCAGGCAAGCCCACGCAGGGCCGAGCCGACGGCCCGGTTGCCACCATCCGCCAGCCGAGCCAGACTGTCACCGGAGATTGGCAGGGTTCTTATGCTGCCGCGCCTGCGAGCCAGCGCCCGGCTCCTTTCCAGATGGGCGCCGCTCAGACTCCGTGGGGCCAGAGCATGGACCCATTCGCTGAACGTGATGCGTTCATCAACCAGCTCAACCAGCAGCGAATGCAGAATCAGATTGCATTCAACTCTGGAGGCATGACCGACCCGACTGCGGGAATGACTCCCGGGCTGAACTACCAGCAGGCCATGCAACAGGCTGGCCTTGGTGGTGGCGCTCCGTCGATGGCTGCCAACTACGGCGACAGCATGATCAGTCGGCTGAACCAAGCCTTCGGCGGTCAGGGCGATCCCTTCGCGTTTGCCAACCAGCAGGGGTACTACCAGCCGCAATCGCCAGCGATGACTCAGCAGGCTCAAGCGTCCATCCCTTCTCAGGGCACGCTCCCCAGCTGGGCAGTCGGCTCCCCGCTTGACCAGCCACCCGGCGCAATGAACTGGGGCGACTGGGCTAGGATTCAGCAGCAGCAGGCCATGCAGGACCAAGGGCCCGGCCGCGAGGTTGTCTATTCTGACGGGACAAGGTCTTGGATCAAGGACCCGCAGGCCACCCCGCCACGGCCATATACGCCGCCCGCCTACTCACCCGTCAGTACCGTAGGCACCCCGCCACCGCCTCCGAGTGGGCCGGCAAATCCTTACGGCGCTCCCGTCACAGACCGCCCTGCGCCGCCACCGCAAGTCCCGCAGGCAAAAGACCAAAATCGCGCGAAGTTCTTGCAGGATAGGGCTTATGGCAGGATTGATTCGCCAACCGCCACGTACGACTCCTATGTAAAGACTACGCTAGATAACGTCACTGGTCAGGTATTGAACTCGCCGGCTGGCGTTGAGATGTACAACCACTATCAGTCAGCGGACCCGGCCAAGCGGATGGCGGCTGCGGAGCGTCTGAAGAGCCTGATATATGACAGGGCTTTGCAGCAGGGAGTTGCTCCTGGCGACGAGTGGTTCTCTAAGAAGACAGGCAAGTCAGCCGCGGGCGGAAGGGATCAGTATTTCAACGAAGCTATGGCGAAGCATTCCGCCAAGCAGTCGCCAGCAGGCAAGGCGCAATCCATTCAGCCGCCGTCGCAGGGAACCTCGCTCGGCTCCCGATTGAACGAGTGGGCCGCAGCCGGAAAGCCCGGAAATCCGGAAATTCAACTGATGCAGATCGGGAACTCAAGGATCGACGGCACGGGCTTCGGGTCCATCACCGAGGCCGCGGCATACGACAGGTGGCTTTCGTCTCAAGGCGTGCGTCAGCCAACGCAAGGCGTAACGCCGGGTTACGGAACTCCACCGCAAGGTCAGCCGCAAATGGATGCCAAGACTGGGCAATTCTGGAAAGACTATCTTTCATCTCCAAGGGTCAAGGATTGGGCGATGAATACGGAAGGCCCTGCCGCCGGGAACGCGAGGCAAAAGATGCAGGAGTTGGAACGTGGCAATGATCGCATTGGCATTGCTGGATACACGCAGCGGCCGTGGCAGGTCCGCGCATAACGCTTGACTGATCTCTAGTTTACTGTACACTTATACACCAACCCCCGAGGTGTTTTATGCAGCAAAAGTTCAACGTAGGTATCTGCACTTTCTCTTACGGCGGCAACGGCGGAATCTCCTCTGAGGTTCCTGACATCCGAGAGTGGATGGTTCCGCTTGTAGCCAACGCTTCCCAAGACGAGCGGATTGGAACTATTCGCGTCTGGAACCTGGCCGACACGCCGATCACTATGACTCGCAACCGGGCCGTCCTCATGGCGCGGCAGAACGAGGTTGACGTTCTGGTAATGGTGGATTCGGACATGAAGCCCGACATCCTCATGGGGCAAGAGGGCGTCAAGCCGTTCTTCAACTCGTCCTTCGACTTCTTGGTGGATCACTACGCCAAGGGTCCGTGCGTCATCGGCGCGCCCTACTGCGGCCCTCCGCCCGTGGAATGCGTCTACGTGTTCCGATGGCAGCACATGCAGTCCGAGAACCCCAACCCGGACTTCCAGCTTGAGATGTACGACCGGCACACCGCCGTGAAGCTGGCGGGCATCCAGGAGTGCGCTGCGCTCCCTACCGGCCTGATCATGTACGACATGCGGGCGTTTGATCTCACGGAACCAAAGACGGCCGAAGACAAGCCGTGGTTCTACTATGAATGGAAGGACAAGTTCTGCGCCGAGAAGGCGTCCACTGAGGATGTGACACAGACCCGCGACCTCTCCCTCGTTGGCACCCAGACCTTGGGATACAACCCAGTCTACTGCAACTGGGATGCGTGGGCGGGGCACTGGAAGCCCAAGTGCGTCAGCAAGCCCCAGTTCATCGACGCTAGTCAGATTGCCCAGAAGATGCGGCAGTCCTTTGAGGCCGGCGTGGATATGAACGTCAAACTGGTTGACCTCAAGGCGCCCGCTGACATTATGAGGCGATTGCCGGCGAGTGTCTGACTACAAGGCTTGCATAGAGTGCGGGACCTCTTACCCCGCCACCACGGCCAACTTCCACAAGTCCAAGGACGGCTTCCATGCCAAGTGCCGGAAGTGCCGCAACAAGGGCGAGCGTGGCGCTAGGAAGAAGAAGCGGAACAAGAAGCTAGAAGAGATTGAGAAGGGTGCAGTCGATCTCTTCACGGCCGCTGCGAGGATTGGCGGGGCGAACATCCCGCACTCATCGGAGCTGCTGGAAGTCCTCATGGAGTACTTCGGTGGCGTCCGCGGTTTCGCTAACGCCTACATGAAGCAGTTCTACGACGCTCCCGTTGGCGGTGCGTTTAGGACCAAGATGTTGGACTCGGTTGTCCGACTGGTCGTAGGGAATACGGCCATGGGCGGCGCCAAGAAGCCGCTTGAGCTGATGAGTGAAGAAGAGCTGGAAGCCGAACTCCGGAGACAGGTATTGGAGGCGGCAATGAGTCTCAAGAAAGTGGAGATTATTGATGAAGTGCGAAACCTGCCGTTGGTTCAACCTGATTCCGGGGCCGGGTCCGTGGGCGCAGTGCCGCCGGTATCCGCCGAGGTGGGTGGATCAGGAGACATGTGCGTACCCAGTGGTGACGGCTGAAGACGGCTGCGGCGAACATGAAGAAGCACCCAAAGATTCCACCGCCGCCGCCAGCTGAAGGCCCCATCGGCGGGCTGACACAGCACGCTCTTGGGCAGATGAAGGACGTTCAAGCCGAACTGTCCGAACGTCGCCTTGAGGCGTTGCGCCTGTACGTGCCGATGCCGAAGCAAGATGACTTCCACAAGTGCATGTCCTCTGAGCGATTGGTGATTGGCGGCAATCGGTCAGGCAAGAGCGCGTGTTCATTCGTTGAGGATGCTCGCGCTGCCACAGGCCAAGACCCTCACGGGAAGTATCCCAAGGAGGGAGGCAACATTGTGATAATCGGGAAGAACTGGCAGCACATCGGCATGGTGGTCTACCCCATGCTGTTTAAGGCCGGGGCTTTTCGGATCATCAAGGATCAGGACACGGGCAAGTGGAGGGCCTTCAACCCCGGAACTGATTCCTCCCGCCAAAAGGACTCCAAGCCCGCACCGCCGTTGATTCCGCCCCGGCTGATCAAAGACATGTCATGGGTGCAGAAGAACGCCGGCTACCTTAACAAGGCTGAACTCAACAACGGCTGGACCATCTACTGCTTCTCGTCTGAAGGCGAGCCGCCCCAAGGCTTCCAAGCCGACCTTGTACATATAGACGAGGACATTAATAACGAGCGTTGGGTGGGCGAAATGCAGGCCCGTTTATCTGACAGAAAAGGGCGCTTTGTCTGGTCGGCTATGCCGTGGTCAAAGAACGACGCGCTGCTTGGTCTTTGTGAACGAGCCGACAAGGCCGAGGAACTGGGCCAAGAAGTCCCGCTCATCAAGAAGTTCGTCCTTCGGTTCTTGGACAACGACCACATCGACCCAGAAGAGAAGAAGAAGAACATCGAACGGTGGTCGGCTCTCGGGATGGATGAACTCCGCATGCGTGCCGAGGGTGAGTTCACAACCGAATCGACGCTTATGTACCCGACCTTCAATGCGTCAGTCCACATGATGCAGAGGTCCGAACTCCCTGATGGACAAATCCCATCGGACTGGACGAGGTATGTGGGGATCGACCCAGGTCATGCGGTCATGGCGACTCTCTTCCTCGCCATCCCGCCAGACGAGAAGTTCTGGCTGATCTATGACGAGCTGTACATCCGCAACTGCAACGCGCTGATCTGGGGCGAGCAGTTCTGTTCCAAGGCCCTGGAGCAGAACATCTACACCGGGATCATGGACATGCACGGCGGTGCGCTGCGTGACCTTGGGTCGGGAAGACTTCCGCATGAGCTGTACTCCGAGGAACTCAAGAAGCGCAAGTTCCGCTTCCAGTTGACCAACACGCAGTTCATTCCGGGGTCGGATGACATCCAGGCCCGCACGGCACTTGTCAGGCAGGCACTGCACATCAAGGGCGACGGGACAACCAGACTCAAGTTCTTGGAGGGCGGGTGCCCGAACCTCCTCAGAGAGATCAAGCGGTACAGGAAGAAGACAACGACGGTCAACGGCCAGGTCTACGTGACTGACGAACCACAGACCCGAGGCGAGGTCCACGCCTGCCAGGTCTTGGAATACCTCTGTGCCAACGAACCGAAGTACCACAAGCCACCCAGGACCTACGGCCCTACTCCATGGTGGGTGGACTACCTAGATCGAAAGAAACGACGAGAGCGGGCGTCCGAAGACTCCTGCGTGATCCTTGGCCCTATGGGAAGCCGGAAATGACTAGCTACGAAATGCCCGAAGTGAAGATTGGCGACATGGTTTTGTTCTACGCCCATGAGGGTGCGGACCCTGTCATGGCCTTTGTGACCACCACAGCCTCGCGGACCCTGACCCTTTGGTCCGTGGTCCCCGGATACGGCGGAGTGGAGAAGGCCAGCGTCCACCATAAGGACGATCCGGGGGTCCAAGAGTTCCCTGCTTGGAAGGATTACGGCTTCTGGGGACCCCGGCCGGCGGGCAAGGAAGCGATCCTGTCCGAGAAAGTCGCCCTTCTTGAGAAGAAAGTGGCCGAACTTGAGGGCCGGAAGGGCAATAGACAGTAGGGAGAAGCCTAGTGTCCAACGATAACCCGCTCGCGCCGATAGCCAAGAACTGGCTCCGCCTCATCGACTTGGCTGAAAAGCACAAGAAGCCGTTCACGGACGATGCAAAGGAAGCCATGGGCTTCTATGCAAGCGACCCATCGGTGATGTGGGAAAACTCCTACGCTATGGGCGAGCGGGGTTACAACCGCGGCATCGACCCACCCGCCTTCCGGATGACGGTCAACCGTGTCTGGGAGGCTGTGCGTCTGTTCTCGGCGGTCATCCATCACCGGAACCCTGCCAGGACGGTCAACGCCAGGCAGTTCCCCATCATCGGCCCGCAGCTGTTGGGAATCTTCCCGCAGCCCCCGGTTCCGCAGATGGGTCCAGAGGGCCCTGTGATGGGGCCTGACGGCCAGCCGGTGATGATGCCCGATCCTGGGGTGCAGGCGTACCAGCAGGGCATGGAGCAGCAGCAGTTCGCATTTGAGCGCCGCAAGGTTGTCTCCAAGCTCTTGGAAGACTACCTCAACTACACCCCCAACGAGCTTGATCTAAAGCGTCACTCCCGGAAGGTTGTGGAAGAGGCGTTCATCAAGGGTGCCGGCGTGTGGTGGCATGAGCTGTATTCGCCGCCCGGCTCAAACGTGAAGATGGCTGGATCGTTCTTTGACTCCATCGACAACCTGACTTGGGACCCTGACGCCGACGAGTATGAGGACATCCGCTGGGCCGCCCGCAAGCGTACCCAGCCAGTTGACGAAGTGGCGGCGAAGTTTGGCCTGTCGATTGAAGACCTCAAGGGTCACGCTGAGTCCTACTCGTCCCGGGTGAACGAGGACCAGCGCGGCTACAAGACCCAGAAGCGTGCAGGTAAGACGGCCGACCTGATCTGCTACTGGGAGGTCTACTCCAAGATCGGGTTTGGCGACAGGCTCAAGGACTCAGACAAAGACCTCCGTGGCAAGTTTGAGTCCATGGGACCGAACTGCTACATCGTCGTTGCCGAGGGTATTGATTTTCCGCTGAACTGCCCTCCCAAGATGCTCCAAGAGGAAGTGGACGAGACGGGTATTCCGCAGCAACTGTTTATGAATACCCAGTGGCCCATCCCCTTCTGGGCCGAGCCGAACGGATGGCCGTTCACTCTTCTTGCGTGGCACGGCAAGCCCGGCTACTCA